CGGCAAGGCATGGCATGGCATGGCATGGCAAGGATCTTTAATTCATGACCCGCAGCATTATCTCGCCGGTCACCTACGGGGTCAGCGTTCCGGCAGCGTCCACCTTGGTGCTGCAGCCCAATCTGCAGCGCCAGGGCGTCTACGTCTTCAACCCATCGGCGGTGGCGATCTGGATCTGCCCGGCGGCCGGACCACAGTCGGCGCTCAATCCTGGCGGCGCCAACTTCCCGGCCGTGGTGGCCGGCGGTGGCTCGCTGGTGATCCAGCCGCAGCAGGGGGTCGCCCTGGGACCACCGTCGATGCCGGCCTTCACCGCTGGGCTCAATGCCATCTCCGCCAGCGGCACTAACCCGCTGTCGATCTGGGAGTTTTACCCATGATTGATATCCCGCCTTGGCTGCCGGCGGCCATCGTGGTTGCCGTTGTCGTTCCTATGCTCGGCTTGGGAATGTGCTCGCCGACGCAGAGCCAGGGGCCGCCGGGCCTGTCAGTGTTCGGCCCGGTCACCCCGGGCAACTGCACGAAGTTTCAGACGGCAACGCAGATTGCCGACGCCGGCGGTGGCTGCACCGTGGCCGGCGGTACCTTGGTCGGTACCTATTATGGCTCCGGCCAACCCTGGGTCGATGTCAAAAGCGGCGCTAATTCCTGCGCCGCCGCGGCCGGCAACGGTTCCACCAATGATCAGCCGGCAATCCAATGCCAGATCAATTTCATGAATGCCACCTATCTCGGCGGCATTGTGTTCTTCCCGCCCGGCAATTATCATATCACCTCGACCTTGACGGTGCCGCAATGCATCCAGTTGCGCGGTCCAGGCTGGTCGTCGACAGTAATCTCCGCCACCACTGATATCACCATGATCGCCTTTACCACGCCGGGCTGCCAAAGCGGCGGCGGCATCCGCGATCTGCAGGTGGCCGGGTTTCAGATGGGTACCGCCGTCAATAATATGATCACGGTGGCGACCAACGCTCTGATCGACGTGACCGATGCCTACCTGTCAGGCGGCAATTGGGCGGTGCAGACCGCCGGCGTCGATGGGCATTGGACCAACGTGCAGATCTTCGGCTGGGGATCGTCAGGCGGCGGTATCCTATCCACCGGCGCCAACTGGTACAATCATGTCAAGATCGATCAGGGCGTCGTCGCCACCCTGGCCGCCTTCGAGCAAGGCGCCTCGCCGGCTACCGCCTTTTAGAATGCCTTTGTCAATTCCGACTTCAGCGGCAGCTACACCGATAGCGTGCTGATCGCCGACACCAATAACCGCGCCATCACCAAGTTCGTCAATTGCGTATTTTCCTCGGCCATCAGCATTACCGGCGGGCGCTACACCATGTTTACCAGCATTGAGTTTGGCGCCGCGGTTGCCTCCTCGGTCAATGAAAGCGTTGTCAGCAGCTTCGGTTTTTCGGCCTTGACCTTTACCGGAACCGGTACCCGCAACTGCGCCGCCAACTCGAATATAACATGCTGAATAGAACTATCATCTCATCCAAGCCAGCGCCGTTTCCCAAGGCCCGATTCCTCGCCTTTCTGTCGCGGTTGAAGATCCAGACCAAGGACTTCGGCATGGTCGCCATGCAACCCTTGGGCACCCAGACCTACGTGCTTGACGAAATGTGCGCCGCCATCGAGGCAGGAGTCACCACATTCCTGATTCTGAAAGCGAGACAGCTTGGTATGACGACTTTTTTTATCGCCTTGGACTTGTTCTGGGCGATGGATCACCCTGGTTTGCTTGGCTCATTCGTAACGCATACCGACCAGGCAAAAGCCAATTTCCGCAACATGATCAAGATTTTCTTTGCTCACCTGCCGAAGTCGCATCGCATCAGGTGGGACCAGGAAAATCGCGACATGATCGTGCTCAAGAACGGCAGTCTGCTACAGTATCTCGTCGCCGGGACTAAAGAAAAAGTAAAAGGCGGGCTCGGCCGGTCGAGCGCCAACAACTACATCCATGCGACTGAGGTCGCTTTCTGGGGCTCGCCCGATGATCTCAACGAATTAGCGCCACCTACTCCACTCATTATCCGCACCGTCTTAAGATCGAGGAAACCACCGCCAACGGCTTTAATTTTTGGGAGGAGCGCTGGCGCGAAGGAAAGGACGATCCCACGGTGTGCTGTATATTTGTCGGTTGGTGGCGTCATGATCACTACGCATTTCTACCCGACGCCAATGGCGATGAACATCCCTACTTGCGCATCTACATGCCCAATGGCGCCGCCTCGCCGCTGTCGCGGCTGGAGCGCCACCGCGTCCGCGAGGTGAAAAAGCGCTACGATTTTTCCATCACGCCGGAACAGATCGCCTGGTATCGCTGGAAGCTTCTATCTGAGGAACTGCAGGGCGACCAGGTGAAAATGGACGAGATGTATCCATGGGTCGAGGAGGATGCCTTCGTCGCTACCGGTACGCAGTTTTTCAGCAATGCGCATATCACCGCCGCGCTCAAGGTGGCGCGGCAGACCCGGTTGCTGCCGTTCGAGTATGTGCTCGGCGATCACTGGCGCGACAGCCAGTGCCTGCCGTCGAAGAATGTCAAGCGCGCGCAGTTGAAGGTGTGGGAGGAGGCCGACCCCGATGGCTACTATGTCCTGGGCTGCGATCCTGCCTATGGATCAGGACCTGATGCTGACCGCAGCGTCATTACCGTCTGCCGATGTTATGCCGACAAGCTTGTCCAGGTCGCCGAGTTCGTATCCCCCACAATCTCTACCTATCAATGTGCCTGGGTGCTCTGTCACCTGGCCGGATACTACCGGAATGTCCTGGTCAATCTGGAAATCACCGGTCCAGGCGAGGCGGTCTACAACGAGATCAACCTGATCAAGCGCGACACCGCGCAGATGGTCGATCTCACAGCCGACGGCCAGGTCGATTATGATTTGCGCTACGTCCTGACCATGATGCGGCAGTTCCTCTACGGCCGCGTCGATTCATTGAACCGCGCCTTGACCGCGTTTCATGGGAAGTCGACCGGATCCAACAAGTTCGGCATATTTGCCGCCGCCAAGGACGCCTTCGATCTGGGCGAACTGGTGGTCTACTCGATGCCCTTGCTCGAAGAAATGAAAACCATCGTTGTCGACGGCGGCCAGGTCGGCGCCGAGAAGGGCAAGAAGGACGATCGGGTGGTGGCCTTGACCTTGGCGCATGTCGCCTATAAGCGCATGGAGCAATCGAGATTGCAGGCCATGGGCCTCACTTATAGATCGGAGATGCAGCGTATGGCCGGCGCGGTACCCAACCAGGCCATGCGCATGGGCATCAACTATCTGCGCGCACAAGGGATCATGCCCAATGCCGGTTAAAGAAATCATGCCGCCGATCAAGTATCGGCCGGACAGCGAGGTCGACCCGATCGAGGAATCGGTTGCCTATGTGACGCATCAGTGGTTCCAGCTGCTGATGCCGGTGAAAAGCACTTGCTATCGTTGCAAGGCGGAGAGCCCGGTGGTGCATGTGCCGTGGGGCGATCCGATGGGGGAGGTGCTGGCGTTCGGCAATCCACGACTGTTGCGGCGGGGCAACCGGAAAGCCCATGATATCACCAAGGAGACTGTCGCCGCCTTCGCCGCGGCTGGCTGGAAATATCAGTTGCGCCGCGCCTATTGTCCGACCTGCAAGGGACTTGGCAGCGTTCCCTGAATTGACGCTGGACGAGATCAGGACCTGGATGCGGCGCATCCGTTACGACCCCGAGTTCCGCCGCCGCGACAATTACGTTCCCATCCTGCGCCTGTGCGACTGGTCAGGCGTCCCGCGCTCCAGCCTTTATCGCCTGCTGCAGGGCGAGATCGGGCTCACGCGGAACCATCGCGCGCGCCTGACTGTCGCTATCCGGGCGGTTGAGGCCGGCCTACGCTGGCGGCGCGGTCAGGACAATAATTTCTTGATCATCGACCCCGAGCGCTGGCATCGCCTGCCGCGCTATGAACGGCCACGGCGCGCAGCATGATCTATCGCACCTATTTTTGCTTGAACCGCAATTGCAAGCATGAGTTTACCGTTGCCGATCTCGATCACCCGCCTTGTCCCAGATGCGGCGGGGAAAAGGTGCAGTGGATCCCCAAGACTACTGGGGTGATCTCGGCCAGGACCGCCAATGTCGACGCCACGGTCAAGGAGGCTTTGGCCTTTGTCGGCGACAAGAATTACAACTCGCCGCGCATGGGCGAGCGCATGGCGCCGAAGCTCAATCCATCCATTGCCGGTATGGCGACCAAGAAGTTTGCCGCAGCACCCGGCTGGGCCATTGATTGCCCGGTCGGCAAGGACGGTAACATCAACCAGGCCTACTGCGCCCCGGCCGGGGTCACCGCCAAAGTAAGCCACGGTGTTGGCACCAAGTCGAAGGTGCGCCCTGATTCGCCGACCTCGACCGGGCTGGTCCCCAGATATGAGGCCGTGCATCGGCCATGATCCCATGATTATTCCCACCTCGAAAAAGGCGCGTGACAATGCCATCGACGAGGTGTTCGAGATCTGCACCTCGTCGCGCCGCGATCGTGATCTCTTGTACCTGATGCGGCGGCGCTACCTCGACTATGGCACCAACGATTACACCATCGAGGTCAAGTACAATCGCCTGCAGGCGCACCTCGATCTGGTGTCCTCGTTCCTGTTTGCCGCCGATCATTGCCGCTATTCGATCTCCGCCCCGCGCAATTCCGATGACCGCATGGTGGCGCAACACGAGGCGCTGGAGGACGAATGGAATGACAGTTTCCGCGATTGCGGCCTGGCCTCGCTCTATGCCGATGCTGTGTATTGGTCGCTTGATCTGGAGGCCATGTTTATCAAATTGGGTTGGAATAATGCACGTGATGATCTGTTTGGAAAACTGCTGCTGCCCAATTCTTTCTGTGTCTATGACGAATCCGAGCCTGATCTCGACTCACAGGAAGCCTTCGTCCAGTCCTACTCGCTGAATTGGTCGAATGCCGTGCAACGGCTGCAGCGCGCCGGCCGTGCTGGCGAGATCAAGAAGCTGCGCCGCTATCCCGGTCCGTTCGATGAGGATATCTCCCCCATCCTTTCCACCTTGATCATCGATGCCACCGGCGGTCCCAATATCGCCGGGGCCATGATGGGGCGGGCGTCGACGGATTTTCAGCCGCGCGCCACCTACCAGTCGCAGACCGAGAACCCGACTGTGCGGTTTCACGAGGTGTGGGTGTGGGACGATAACTCCAACGATTACATGCAGTTCATCAAGGCCGACGGCATCGACGGGGTGTTGTCGGATTCGCGCGAGAGCGCCGCCGCCATGCGCAAGGCCGACAGCGAACGCGCAGCGTCCACCTATGCCGGCGAGGGCAACGAGTTCGGCATCGAGCAAGAGCACCCGTTCGTGCCGGTCATTCCCTATAAACGCCCGGATTATTTCTGGGGGGAGGCGCATTGCGACCGCCTGATCCCGCTGCAGATCTGGACCAATGAGAGGCTGCAGCAGATCGCCGACCTCCTCGAGCAAGGGGTCGACCCGCCCAAGGTCGGGTCCGGGTGGCTCGGCATGACCGACGAGAAGATCGACGCGCTCGGCGGTCC